AACCTGTAGTTAAAGAATCTAAGAAAGTTGTTCCCATCAGTGCAATGTTGAAAATTGCAAATAGTAATATTGAAAAAACATTATCTGAACTTAATGAGTCAGACAGACAAGAAGTTATTTCAACTCTAAAAAAGAAACCAACAAAAGAGGAATTTGAATCAATTAAAGAATCTACAATTCAAAAACTTGAAAAGTTAATTTCAGAATCAGATGAAGAAATTAAACAAACTTTAGTTGAAACAAAAAACAAAATTCAATCAACTGAATTCAATAAAAAAGAATTTATTAAATTAGAACAATTAAACAATGGGTTAATTGTCTGAAAATTTCTGTTGAACGTAAATTGCATTTTTCTTAGTCTGACGTTTTACGTCAGATTTTTTTTTGTGTCTTTTCCTATCTTGTAATTCAGAAATAAGTTTTGTTTTAATTACTTTTGATTTAAATTGTTTAAGAGCCCCCTCAACATTACCTTTTTTAACTTCTATAATTAACATTTTGACAAACGTATTATTTTTTATTAGATTTATATATAAATAAACAGATATTATGCAAAGTTAATGAAAAAAGGCAAATCTTGTGAGGTTAAGGGGTATAAAAATTTTAAAACCTCTTATGGGACAGTGGATTCAAAAAATTTAAAATCAATTTATATAAACATACAATCTTGGGTTGAGCCAAAAAAATTTTTGGATAATTGGAATAGAGAGGTGTCTTATTTAAACAAATTAATAAAACAACTATTACTTGAAATTACAGATAAATTTATGTTTCATAATAAATTTATTGTAGATTTAGATTTAAGAACAAGCGGAATATTTTTAGGAAAAAGGTCATTCATGAATTTAGAAATTACTTTATATACCAAAACAGAAATAGATTTTAAATCTGTAAAATTAAAAAATGAAATAAAAAAAATAATATCATACATTGAAAAGGATATTTTTAATTTATCCGAATTATTTAATTTCCATTTAACAAAAAACGACAAAGAAAAAAATTTGGTTATAGTTTAGTATTTATAAAGAAAATATTAAATGCAAAACTTACGAATTTTAGGACCTACAGAATCAGGTAGAGGAATCCTCATTGAGTATGATGCGGGTTATGTATCACCTAATGAATTCTCTAATGATAGAGTAATCAAAGAAAATTTTAATACTACAGACCACTCAAAACCATTTGAATTCTATGCGGTATTACAAAAGTACAATACTCCTAATAGGAATGGTAGAATTTATCCTGAAAAGATATTAAAAAGAGAAGCCGATAATTATATTAAAAATTATATTAAAAGAGGTACTTCTCTTTCTGAATTAAATCACCCAGAATCTTCACTTATTGACCTTGATAGAGTTTCTCACATAATCACAGATATGTGGTGGGATAAAAATGTTTTACTTGGGAAATTAAGACTTTTAACTTCACCAGGTTTTCACGAAAGAGGAATTGTATCAACAAAAGGTGACCAAGCGGCAAATCTTTTAAGACAAGGAGTGACTCTTGGAATATCTTCAAGAGGAGTTGGGTCACTTGCAAAGAAAGGAGAACAAAATGAAGTTCAAGAAGATTTTGAATTAATTTGTTTTGACCTTGTTTCATCTCCATCAACACCTGGAGCTTATTTATTTAAAGATGAAAAGGACAGATTTAAGTATGAAGAAAACTTGCAAGAAGAAAAAGAATTAAGACAACAAAGAGAAGCAGGTAAATCACTTGATTTAATGAAAAAACTTACCGATTATTTATCAAAATAATTAATATGGACGAAAAATATTTTGTAGCAAAAATCACAATTGATGACGTTGATTCAGAATCAGGTAAAATCAAAAAACAAAAAGAAGAAAAACTTGTTAAAGGGTTTAGCCCAACTGATGTGGAAGCAAAGGTTACTAAACTATTTGAATCATACTCTCAAGACTGGAGAATTACTGCGATTGTTGAGAGTAAAATCAATGAAGTAGTAGAGTAATTTATACTCATATTAAACTTTACCAAAGGGGACATTTGTCCCCTTTTTTCATTTATAAATCAAAAAAACTTATTTTTTCCCATTGTTAATATATTTATTAAAAAAAAGTTTAAATGGCTGAAAAAAATTTAGTTAACGAAACACTTCTCCAAATACAGAATTTGGAAGAGGTTATTAATGAAAACGCAAAAGAAATACTTGCTTCAACAATGAAGGAAGAAATTAGCGAACTAGTAAAAGAGTCTATGAAAGAACAGACTGATGAAGAAGTTGAAATGAAAGAAGCTGAAGAAGACGAGCTTGAATTTGAAGCCGAAGAAGATGAATCTGAAGAAGATGAATCTGAAGAAGGTGAAGAATATGAAGAGGATTCTGAAGACGAGGTTGACATGGAAGACATGGACATGATGGGTATGGAAGACATGGATGACATGGAAGATACTGAAGACATGGACATGATGGATATGGATGACGAGCCTGTTAATGATTTAACAGGTGAAACCAATCTTGATAAAGTTTTCAACGTATTCAAAAATATGAAGAATTCTGATACAGTAACTGTTGTTCCTGATGGTGATTACACTAAAATTTCTGACGATGAAACAGATGCAGAGTATCTTTTACAGATGGAATCTGAAGAAGAACTTGAGGAAGAATCTGATGAGTTTGAGGAAGGATGGAACATGGAAGAAGGTGAAATGTATGAGGATGATTCTCAAAAAGGTCCTGAGGATAAAGTTGAGGAAGTTGTCTACGAAATCGAAATTGATGAGCAAACAGACGAATTAGAGGAAGATGAATATGAATTCGAACTCGAAGAGTCTGATGAAGACAATGAATCATACAGTCCTATGATGGAATCAAAAAAAGCTAAGAAAATGGAAACCAAAGAGGGTATGAAACCAAAAGTAGGTAAGGGTGCTAAACTTGGCTCAGCTAAAAAATTCTCTTATAAGAAAACATCAGGTGGATTTAAAGAGAACATGAAACATGCTAATCCAACAAAAGGTACAGGTAAACCAAAGTTCGAGTTTAAAGAAGGTCAAGTTATGGATTTATCATCAACTAATACTCCAAGACTTTCTAAAAAGGAAGCAATGGAAGCGGCACGTACTTATGGATTCGGTTCTAAATCAGGTAGAGGACTCAGAAAAGGAGTTACACCTAATAGAAACTTTGAATATGGTAAAAATGTTGCTGAAAGTGTTGAAGTTATGGAAGAACTTGAAATGCTCAGAGCTAAAAATGAAGAGTATAGAAAAGCACTTAATTTATTTAGAGATAAATTAAACGAAGTAGCAATCTTCAATTCAAATTTAGCTTACGCAACTCGTTTATTTACTGAACACTCAACTTCTAAGCAAGAAAAAATTAATATTCTTAGAAGATTTGATTCGGCAGAAACCCTTAAGGAATCAAAAGCGTTGTATAAAACAATTAAAGATGAACTTTCATCTACAACTAAGTCAACTCCTATTACAGAATCAATTGAAAGAGTAATTGACCGTGAGCCACAATCTGGTTCAGCAGTTAATCTTATTGAATCTAAAACATATGAGAATCCTCAGTTCCTTAGAATGAAAGACATCATGAGCAAAATTGCTAAATAAAAATAAACAATAAAATAAAAAAACCAAAAATAAAAATGGGAGCATTATTAGAATCAGGTCTCGTTGGTAACATTGGTCTTAAGCACCTTAAAGTTATCAAAGAAGATACTATCAACAAATGGGACAAATTAGGGTTCCTTGAAGGCCTTCGTGGTCACCTAAAAGAGAACGTAGCTCAGTTATATGAAAACCAAGCTTCATTCTTAATTAACGAAGCGGCGTCTACTTCAGATTCAGGTTCATTTGAAACTGTTGTATTCCCAATCATTCGTCGTGTATTCTCTAAGCTTTTAGCTAATGAAATCGTATCTGTACAAGCTATGAACCTTCCTATCGGTAAGTTGTTCTACTTTGTACCTCAAATTCAGGGTTATACTGGCGCTACTGCTGATGCTTTAGTACCTGGTGGTTACTCTGATTCAGGTCAACACTACGCACCAAATGGTTCACCTGGTAACTATCCTGGTAACCCTAACGCTGGTTACACTTCAGGTACACCTTACGCTAAAAACCTTTATGATTTATTCTATGAAGGTACTGAGCCAGGTTTGAACCCAGCAGGTCTTTTTGACTACTCTAAAGGTCGTTTCATTGTAATGACAGCTGGTACAACTACTGTTCAATGGAGCAATGG